TTTGAAGGGTCCTTCCTGGGGGTCATACTTGGGTGCATAAAATACATGTTTTTCTTTCAGGGAGGCAAACTCTATAGGAATCATGTTGGGCTTGGGAGGGTGATGTTTGGCTCCCGCATTGCGGAAAGGCGTGTAGACCACGTAAGGACTCTTGTCTGGTTTCAAAAAAGTACCCATCGGGGCCAACAAATAATCTTCCGCGGTAATACACTCTATTCCTTTGCTGAGACAATACTCCAGGATAGGCTCGTCGCGTCTACGTGCATAAGGGGTATAATCCAAATTAAATCCTAATCTCGCCATGTCCAACGATTTTAAAATGTCCAAGGTGTCTCCATAAAAAAAATAAAGGTCTGAATGCTTCGCCAAAAGTTCTTTCTTGAGTTCGTACAACGATTCGCACATGAATTGGTATCCGCGCGGAGAGAAAAAGGGGTTTTGACCTTGTTTGATTTGATACGGAGTAAACACAAAGATACAGGTGACGGGTCCATACCGAGACAACTCGTTCAACGCTAGATTGTCTTGTAGACGGAAATCCCGGTGAAATAAAAAGACATTCATCTGTATATACTTTAGATTCTATTTTATATAATTTATTTAAATAAAACAGCGTATTTTATACAAATGTCTGTCCTGTCACAACTACCCTTTCCCTATGAAATTCAGGAACTCGTAAAACAATATGCCTATTACTCTAAAACAGAACTTCTCCAACGAAAACACCACAAACGACTCCTGAGTCAACTCGGGGTATGCGAACGAATAGACTGGAATCTTCAAAACCGATTCTACGATTATTTTTACTATAAAATGGAAAACTTCATGTACTGTTGTTATGATAAAAACCATTGTATTGTACAAGAAATCACCTTTATGTCTGCTATTTTTTGTAAGCAATGTCATCAATATGTCTCTTCTCATTCCGATGTACCCGAGTCTATTATATGTGACTGTATTCCGGACCTGATAGAAGGTCCTTTGGCGTTAGACTAAAAACACACGGCTAGAATCAACTCCATGTCCTGATTCTTGATTTGATAAGAGAAATAAAGATGAGGCATCTTACAACGAAAAGACAACATATGAAGGTTATGAATCAATTCCACTTCACGTCCTTTCTCATACCTTGGATAGGGAATGTGTATAGCAAACATGTTATAGTCTTTCGTATTGAGTTCATTGGTTTCTAGTTCTAAAAAAACGTTACATTTCTTGAGAATAGGCAAGAGAGCGGGGTTCTTATTTTTCTCATGATATCTATTTAAGGCATGGACTTTTTTCCAAAATTCCATCGGGAATCGGTGTCTAAAGAACTGTTCTTTCAGGTCGTCCGAGGTGCAAAGAAGTTGAAGGTCATCCACGGTAGGTTGGAAAATTTCTAGGTAAAATTGTAGCCAGTTTCCTGCATACAAATGAGAAAAAGACCAATCGCTGGTCATGGAATGAATCCCGGCAAAGGTCTTGATTTCTTTCCATAATTCAGGTGGAAACTGCATCTATATTCAGAATAGATTATTTTATACGAAAATGGTTACATTATAGGTATCGTCTGCATCCTTTAGTAAAGACTCTTCTAATTTCATTTGATGTGTTTCTTTTTTATATTGAATCTCTAATTTTTCCATCCAGTCATCGTAGGGTTCTTGACGTTTACAACAGTTCCATATAGTTTTACAAACACGACATAAAAACATCTATAATTTATATAAGAATAGATTTATATAACTTATGAGTATGGAACTATTTGCAAAACTTCCCCAAGACATTCGTTTACGTATCCTTCCGTATACCTATCAGGTTCAAAACTCTTTTTTGTTACGAGATATTGAAAGCTACAAAGAAACCAAAGATAAATTATTGGTCGTGTATCATGATTATTGGAATTCGGAAGATAGAGATTGGCTTATCAATGATATATTTGCTTATGCAAATCATCGTAAGGCAACCATGTATGGTTACGTGAACCATTTTTATTCTATTTTTAAAAGAAATACCCAACTTCAAACCATAGACGCCATTCATAGGTACGTAAACCATTTGGAGAAAAAAGACGTAAAGACGCAAATCAATATTGTATTAGGGTTGTTTACGATACATGAACGGACGGATTTGGTGATAGACCTTTCTTTACATCTTGAAGAATAATGTCAAAAATTGAATCTGTCTTTATCTTATTGAAATACTCAACTGAAATGATATTCTCAAAGTGGTCTGGACCGGATGGGCTAGAGTCCCACATCCTCCATCAAACCGGATGTAAGCCATTTAGTGGTGCAGGCATCAATCCCAGAATGGAAAAAAAGACGACTATCTTAAAATCAGTAGACCATACCTATTATTATTTGGATGACCTGAGTGATAGTCAGAACATTCAATATACTTTGTTTGGGCATAACGGGAACCAAGATGAAAAGGAACCCAAATTTAACGAACCCTTGTTAAACAAAGACAAGACTCATCACATCTATGTCTACCAAGTGAGACAAAACAAAAAACATAAGGAATATGTGTGGCATGGAAAATATGAAATTGTAGATAAATGTTACAAAGAACATATCGGTAAAGATTACATGCAGCGAACCGTCGTCGTGCTATGCTTACAAAAAGTGAATAATGTCAAAAAGAGTATAAAGATAACCGCCTCTTTATAGTAAGATGTATCAAGTAAAGTGGTTCAACAAGAAGAAGGGGTATGGATTTGCTACCTCAGACAAAGGCGAAGAAGTCTTTTGTCATCACACCGATTTGAAGGTGGATGGATACAAGTATCTGAAGCGGGGAGAATTTGTACGTGGCGAGATTACACAGATGGAGGACGGCAAGTTCAAGCTTGCAAACATTCGTCCTCCCATGGACAATGGTCAGCTCATGTGCGAGGTGGAGCGTCAGGAGTTTGTGAAGGAGAATTGATTATGATGCTCTTTAGATAAATTTATAAATCATATTCATGTATCCTATTTTTTGATACATGAATATTAAATTTTCATTGTCATGGTCATTCAAAAACTTAGCCGTTCATTGTCGCTATAAAATATATTGCCTATTACAATGAACCTAAAGATAAGACTAAAAAATTTACGCGAAAAGGCAAATGCTGCTTCCAGCGTCTATCAAAAAACACGACTGGATTATGCCTATATGGAAATGGTTTTGAAAGAGGCGCCGGACCTCTATGAGTATCGTCATGAAATCCGGACATTTCAAGAGTTGTGCATCATTTATAACACGGTGTACGACGAAGAGATTTATGGCCAGTTTTTAGTGTTGTTACAGAAGATGATGGACAAAATGGATTAAGTATTTCATCGTTTTGGTATCTTACACCTTCCGTCTCGGTCTGTATTTGTTACTTTTTAACCTCCAACTTTTATATCTTTTTGTTTTTTTTCCTCCTGAGACGGGCGGGGATGGCTTTTCGGCCGCTGGTTGGCTGAGTTCTCCCAGATTTATATCTATATAAACAGGTAAATGGTCTGATGGGCATCCTTTTAGTGGGTCTAGCGTAGGGTCTAGCGTAGGGTCTAGCGTAGGATATAGCGTAGGATATATTGGGCGTTCAACAAGAACTTCTTCGCCTTGTTCATTTGAAGATTTAATAGTTATCTTCGTTACGAGTTTGTCTTTTTCCATGACATCCACGCGAGAAACATTCTTGTCTGGTCCAAGATATTGAGTTTTATTCTTAAAAAACAATCTTTTTGGGAAATCGTGAACAGGTTCTTCTGTTACAACTACACCTGGTAAATTGAGACTGCTCCATACACCTTCAATTGGGATTCCGTCATCGTATACGGGTGTATAAAAATTAGAAATGTAAAATTCAGGGTCTTTTTCATTTATTAGGTCAAGAAATTCTTTTGGACAACTTCTTGGGTCTGGATATTTGTCTGCTGTTACCGGCATTACAATCATACGTCTCAAAACAGGATATATTGTGGGGTCGTTATCTATAAGCTTTTCTAAAAAATCGTTAATTCTTTCAAAAGCTTTATCATCAAATTTTAAATGAGTATTTCCAAATACTCTTAATATATTACCATTTCTATTCTCAGCTTCCTCTATTTTAATGCTACTTCTTATCGTTAATGGGTGTCCACTTAATTCAAACAACGTCTGATAATTGGCTGTATTACGATTAAAATCGCTACAAAACAATATTTTTGAGTCTTTTGGTAATGAGGCTAAAAATTCTGTTATTTTTACACTCTCTAATTCGCGGTTTGGATTTGCTCCTATTACAAAAGATGGAGCTCCAGCAAAGTAATGTGTATTTATAATATAAATTCCGTTAATTTTAGCATATACAATTGGATTAGCATAAGGCATTTGATACGGGGCTGGTGAAACGGAAGGTGGGTTTGTAGGTGGTCGTGCAATGTCTAAGAATGGATATAATACATCGTTATCATCCATTTTAAATTGGGGTGGAGATAATATAAGACACCCTTGTTGTGTTGCTCCTCCACCCTGAAGACTTGGATTTGATAATGGTTCTGGACACCCATACACAGATGAATATCCAGGAAATTCCGCGACTATGTCATCACAAAATTTAGGATTTACTTCTTGTAAACAAAAAATTGTATCCGGGCGTTTTTTTGCAATATCTAATAATTTTTTAATAATGCAGGCTTTTCTCCTTTCATTAAACTCAATTTCTATCCTATTATTTGATTGTGCTGAAGATTCCCCCTCTTTCGGACCAAATTCAGGGAATTCATTTTTAAATTCTCTATACCTCATTTGACAGGTCTCAACATTACATACTTTTTCTTCTAAACAATTCCACGAACATACACTCATATAGTATACTACTATAAATTATATTTATTTGATTTACGTTTTTTCATATGATATTTGCGTCTACGTGTTCTTCTAAGGGCTTTTCCTCCCTTTACTGTTTTAGGCGGTTCTCCTGTAGTAAAATTAGAACCTGATAATTCTTCAGACCACCAACTAATAGCGGGTATAAAAAATTCTGGGAAAGGACATCTTCTACTTATTGCAAAGTCGCCTGTACCATCTGAAATAGAATCCTCTTGAGACCCACTTATTATGTTAAAGTCAATAGATGTAGTATCTTTTAACATTTCTCCCATGTTTTTTATTGATAATGTATGTGCTTTTAATGTTTTATCTATATTAAATGAAAGATTGGTAGATAATTCAGGCAATTTTGTATCTTTATCAAATGATACAACGGAAATAGGTGATTGCCATTCTTGATAATCACAACATCGTACAAATTTTACTATTCCAGACTCATGTGGACCCTTCGTTAAAGATAGAAGCATACTTAAGTGATCCACGACGGCTTGAGCTTCATCTAATGTTCCTCGTTTGGCATATAATTTCATTTGGGCTGTTTTTAATACCTCTTGGGAAACTAATCCGTCTTGAAAGTCGGCTTTGGCTTTATTTTTTTCCTCTTGGGCTGCGTATGTACTTTGTTGGGCATCTTGTTTATTTTGTTCGGCTTCTTTATAATCACGATATAAATCAGCATAAGGCTTATTACCCGGGTCTGTGGAAATATCATAATAATTCCTTAGGAATTTTTGGACTATTGTGAATGGACTAGTTGCAGGCAAGGATACTTGATTTTCACGATTATATACTCGTCTTCCAAGAATAAGAATATCAATAGGTTTTTGTCTGAGTAAAAGAGCTAGTGCAAGACTAACTGAGTTATCTTTATCAAATGTATCTTGACAAATTAAGGCAACCTCTATAGGATTACATAAATAATTAAGAATATGTTGTTGTTCTTGTTCACTGTCCTTACGTTTAGTTAATATAAACTCGACTATGTAATTCAATCCAATATTAAATACAAGTGGAATTACAGGGATTGGAATGGATGGACTATACCCTTCTACCCAATTTGCATTTTTTTCTTTTCTTGCTTTTATTATTTCAGAATAAGGTGGTTTAATAAGACATGGTTTATTCCATTCTTTCGTGACATGTGCCTTAAAAAGTTCATTTAGAGTTAAGTCTTTTAACTCTGATACATCTGGGAACTTTGGCGGGTCTCCCAACTTCTCTGATACATCTGGGAACTTTGGCGGGTCTCCCAAATCCTCTGATACATCTGGTAACTTTGGTAACTTTGATGTATCTTTACCTTCAATTTCCATTTTTTTTCGTTTTTCCACTTCAACTGGTAAAAAATGTAAATGGTTTTTTCGGGTTTCGTGTTTAAATAATGATTCACGGTATTCTTGCATTATTTTTGCGGTAGTATTTGCTGCAACTCCTGCAGCAAATGCTTCTTTATAATTATCTTTCATTTGATTGTACGCCTCCATAGATTCCTGATCTAGTGATTCCTCCTCCACTGTTCTAAAATAGGTAAACTTTTTTGCTGTTTCTAGCAATCCAACGGTATAACTTTTTTTACATAATTGACGAATCTGAAACATGAATGTTTCTCCAGTCCACAAGTTAAAGGCTACTGGAAACATCCCTTCTTTTTCTTTCATAAATGGAGCAGACACCAAATTTGTATGCGTTGATGGGTCAGATGGATTTGCGTCGCCTTGTACATGAACTATAACATTCGGATTGGAATTGATAATTAAACTAATATTATCTAAACAAGATTGAGATGCTGGTCCCATTAAAAAAATATGTTGGGCGCTTTGATAAACAATACCAAGTTCGCTGCGGCCAAGAGATTTAAAAATCTTTTTGCCGTCTACTTCTTTCTCTACAACTAGGTCTGTTTTAAGCTCACTACCTTGAAAAGGTAAATGGTTTTCGTGATTTTTGGGATAAACTGAATTTAATTCTTTATCATCAAATTTTGTTTCATAATAGGCAAACTGACTATCGAATATATCATCTTTAAGAAATGCAATCATAATTAAAAATGCATCAAAATAAGGTTCCCCCATTTTACCTGCACTATCATACAAATAGGCATATTCTCCTATTTTACTTTTATGTTCTGGGGGAATCGCTTTTACAAATTCAGATATTCTAAATTTATTGTCATGTCTTAAATCTTCCGAACCCGTTAGTTTCCCATCATACGTTATAGCAACCGCTCTGTTAAGAACTCCAGCGTTGGCCCCAACTTCCGCTTTGGCCTTCACTGGGACACTTGGTTCGCCTTCTGTTGCAAGTTCCATAATATATATATATCAATACAAAAAATATGATTGTTTTAACTTGTATGTTCTAAAGATATTCTCTGAGAATGGACCATCGTATACAAAACAACCTGTCACCCTTTATGGATTAATCCATGCCTAGTTCCATCAAATGTCGCATGAAAATACGCGATAATTTACGACAACTACAACTACAATTGGAGAGACGATTTTCAAACACCATCGGAGGCGGAATAAATGGGTATTTGTTGTCAAGAATCTGCTTTTCTGTATTGTGTCTTTGACAGCAGAAACAACGTCTATACGTTCGCAACATTTTCAAGATTTGTTTCGTAGAATATTCATACAGATATTCTTGTATACTATACCCATAATCACCTGATATTTGTTGACGGTCCATGTAACGATTCAGAAAGAGGTCTGGCCACGGTTTCAAGTCCCATTTGAGATGGTATGTAAATTCGCGATGACTTGGGTCACCGAAAGAATAAATATGTCTTACTAAATCTATATTCTGGAATACTTCTTTTGCCATGATACGCTGATACCTTCTGTAGGCAATGTGTCAATTTTATTACTTTATTACTTTTGTAACTTTTGAATGTAAATAAAATTGACGAAAGAATAAAACTTGTGTTTAAGGTATAAAAGATGGCTCGCATGATTACTCGTTCTATGAAAGCAAAGGGTTACTGCATTCGCTTCCCTAGTGAGCTGCCGGCAAAAAAACAAAAGCAAAAACGCAAAATCAACCACAAAAAGCTTCGGGAATTCATGGACCGCGAAAGGGTCCGAGTGATTTACCGAGACAGCCCGCCCCATTCCATGGTTGCGATGTATATACACTGTTTTGGAAATATCTTCGCATTCATTTACTGTTTCATTCTCTATGGACATTTATTCCATTATATTTACATGCATCATCCTGTTTCAATGAAAGAACCTAAACAAATGATTGGTTATTGAATCAATGGAACCAGTTTTAATAGTAAGGGTACCCTTTTTTTACCTCTTTATGAATGGGTTCAAACCATCCATTTTCGTTACACCTATTCTTTTTTGTGTCAGTTCTTATCTTAAAAATGTAGAGGGACAATACAATGGATAAACTAGAAACCCTCAACCTTGCTCGTCGTAAATATCGCACGTTTTACGATAAAACACAACTGGATTATACGTACATGGAATATATCTTGGAACACGTAGAGGATGTCACTCCGTATCGGGACGAGATTGTAGAGTTTCATGAAAAATGCAAAGCCTATGTCTTTATATATCATGAAGCGATTTATGGACAGTTCTTGAGACTATTAGAAGAGTTGATGAAAAAGTTATAGAGGAGGATTGTTTTTATAGATACTCATACACCCAGAAATAGCCCCGTGTTTTTTTAGTTTTTTTCGTGTTTTTGGGTCCAGCTTTTTATAAAAACTATCCTCCAGTACGTTTTTGTTCTTTCCAAATAGTTCTTTTCTTCTGGAAAGCTGATAATTGGTTAAGTTGGATTCTTTTGTTTTCAAGGATTTTGCAAAGGCATTGGTTAGTTTGTTGGAAGGTCCCGCTTCAAACACCGTATGTTTGCATCCTGGATTACAAAAATACTTACGGTATTCTTCTTTTTTCTCTTTCCTGAACTTGTCCAGGGTTTTCAACGTCTGTTTTTTACCTTTGGGCATTATTTTAGACAAGGCTTTTAACATAGCCATGCGGTCCTTGTACATTTTGTCTACCGCCTTTGCATTGTATACTTTTTGGAGACAAGCTTCCGTCATTATATTTTATCAATATAATATATAATGAATAATTGTACAGCTCGTTACAAGAAAAAAGAAACAAAAGCACACCTAGAAGAAATGTTTAAAATGTGGTCAAAAGGTGTCATTCTGAAATATGGCGGATTACCTCCCAATGCTTGGCTAGATTTTAAAAAAGGATTCAAACGAGGGTTTATCAAGTCGTGTAAATTCGCGAATAAGATGAAAACCATGAAAAGAAAAAAGAGATAGGATAATTAAAAGACATGCTTCATGAATTTAAAGTTGATAAGATTATCTTCATAACATCCTGAAATTGCTCCGCGAGCCCGTAGTTTTTTTCTTGTATTTTTAGATAATCCATTGTAAAAGCCATTATCTAATACATTCTTTTTTTTTCCAAATATTTCTTGTCTTTCCTCTATTCGATACTGTATCCGGTCTTTGTCTTTTACTGAAAGTTTTATCTCATTTAACATTTTTTTGATATAAGATGGAGTTAGCTTGTTGGGGTCACCCGCTTCAAATAGGGTATCTTTACAAGTTGGATTACACAGAATATCTTTGTACTTTTCTTTCTTCTTTTTTTTTTCGTTTTTCAGTGTCTTATTCATCGGGACTAGTTTAATATATCTCCCAATAGGATTTTTGCGTTGATATTTGTTAAAGAGTTTCATTTTCTTCTTGTTTTCTATAAAATCCTTTTCCACTTCCTTTTCCAG